GTTGCCGAACGCACACCAGATGATCTCTGTATCTGCATCCGTCATGGCACCTTCGGCGACTTCCCAGATCACGTTGGCGATCGCCGACGCTTCGTCAAAGACGAGAAGGATGCGATTCCCTTGATTGTGCAGTCCCGCAAAGGATTCCGAATGGCTTTCGTTCCACGGGATCGCGTCGATGCGCCACGTCTTTTCATGCCCCGGTTCGTTCGCAAAGAGCGCCGTCGCCGTGTAGGTGAACATCTCTTTGGCGAGGAAGCACTCATACCACTTCGATAGCTCCGCCCATGTCTTGCTCTTGAGCTGCGTGTCCGTGTTGGCTGTGATAATGCCGCGCGTGTCCTCATGCGTCGAGATCGCCCAGAGGATGATCCACGCGACAAGCGCGGAGTTATGCGTCACGATGAAGTCCTCTGCCAGATACAGGCCTTCTTCCTCTTCGACGGTGATGCACATGCCATCTTGAAGCCCGAGCGGTTCGATGCGGTCGATCCAGCGCACGCGGTACCGATGTTCGATGTCTTTTTTATAGCGCTCTTTCTTGCGGCGCACGGAGAACGGGTTGAAGGGCAGCGTCATGGTGATGCGCCGGCAGTCGCGGCACGCGATCCGCTTGCCGTCCTTGCGGTAGAAGCCTTTCTTCTTCGTCGGCTGCATCTTCGCTTTGCCGCCCAGGGAGCGCACCAGCCAAAGCACATCTTCGGCAAGACGCCCGCTCGTCGTCGCGTACTGGATGCTGCCCTGCCGATTGATTTCTCCGTCCGTATCTAAAAGCCCCGACAGCACTTCTTGACGGACATGCACGGTATTGTACTTGTATGCTTCCGGGATGTAGCGCTCATGCGAACGACAGGCAAAGACGGCATATTGTTTCATCTTCGGTTTGATACCCGGCAGGTAGACGGTATTGCCGTCCTGCGCTTCTTTTAGGACATAGCCCTGCTCTTTCAGCCGTTCGCGGATTTCCAGATCGGGCTTTGTATAGCCCGCACGAGCGCAGGAGCCATCGCCTAGCCATACGCCCATCCAATATGGCGCGACATGGACTTCTTGCGCGGGAAACTCCGCTGCTTTTTGCATGGGGATTTCCCATTGACGCGCCGCGTTCTTTCCGTTCTTCCTGCGAACGCCTGCGGCAAGAATTTCCTGCGTGCTGATCGTCCGATAGGCGCGTCCCCGCCTGCGGTCGTTGCGGCACTTCGCCTGCCACAGATGCCCGCTCGATACATCGAGACAGGTGTCATCGTCAAAATGCACGCGGTAAAACGGGATATCCCGATACCATTTGCACTGCAGGACGCGCACGGGCTTGCCGCTTTTGCCAAAGACCCAATCCCCCGGACGAAGATCGCCGAAGCGACGATTTCCCTGCGGCGTCTCGATGCGTGCATCCAGAGCCTGCGCTTTCCCGATCCCGTGTCCGGATGCTACGGCTTCTCGAATCACTTTGCCCGGCGACTTGAGTCCGTCGCGGATGTCGGCAAGAAGCGCCAGCTGCCATTCTTGCGGCGATCTTCCTTCGAGCTTTCCTTCTCCCCATGGAAACGCCCCGTAGACAAATGCCACCGGGTCATAGGCGAGTTCTGCAAGGAAATCAATCATTCCCTGCCGGACGATCTGCTGCATTCTTGATCCGCTCCCTTGCTTCTTTCAACGCCTGCGCTGCGTTCAGCGTGATTTCTCCCGTGATTTTCGTATCTTGCCTTTCGGCGTATACGTCCGGCTTCGCTCCCTTGAGGAGCAGGATGAGCAGCGCATCGCTCATCTTGCGGTACGAATCCACCTTCTTGCCCTTGTAGTAGACGCCCATCTCCGTACCGTCTACCGCACGCCGATATGCTTCTTCTTCCAAGAGGTCGCCTGCCATCTCTTTCGCTTCGCCGAACGCTTTCTTATACGCCGCATCTTCTTTCAGCCAGTTGTAATGCGTCTGCCGCGTGATGCCCGAGGCTTTCGCCGCCCGCCCGATCGTCCCCGTCTCGATATAGATATTTAAGAATTCATTCTTTTGCTTCGAGTTTAAGAATCTGTAAAATCTCTTTGCCACCCCGCACATCCCCCTTTCCCTTCTGCCGCCTGCCTTCGCGGCTCTTTTCTCAGGCTTCTCTTTTCCCACAGTTCTATGTGTCAAATGACGCTGCTCTTTTTCTCTTGCGTTTTTGGGATTCGTTTTCGAGCAAAAGAAAAAAGCCACACGCAACAAGCGCATGACCTCACTCTATTCAGTATACCACGATTTTTGCGGATTTTTTCCCGGAATGCTCTAACGCCCGAAATCCTTGCCGCTCTAAGGGTTTCGGTTTTTTTGCCGGTTTTTTTGCACGTTTTTCTAATCTTTTGCCCGCTTTTTTCGCCGCTTGCATCAGAACACGCGCATCAAGCCCATTTGACAGGCGCACGCCAACGCGACGGCGCGAATCTGCCGCACCGCCTCATAGTATGTGTTTTTGCTGATGAAAAGCTCTCGGCAAATTCGGTGATACCCCTGCCGACGGAAGAACTTTCGGATGTAGACTCGTTCTGCTGTCGTGCCGGACAGGAGCTTTCGCACTTCGTCCACCACCCGCGCCCAATCCTCAAGCTCGGTTTTGTATCTGCCCTCATACGAGAGACGATCCATGTTTCGAAGAGCCTGTCGCGCCGTCGGATTCTTCCCGCCCGCCGGAGCGTATTGCTTTTTTCTTCGCTCTTCGCGTGCCGCCGCATACAGCATCTGCTCCACGCGCATGTAAATCTCCCGCTTCATTCCGCTGCCCCCTCGCTTTCTTGCATCGACTCTCCTCCGTTCGCTCAAAACAAGCCAGTGTCAGAGGATACCCCTCTGCCGTATATGTGCTGTACGAAAGCTCCTTGATGATGCGATACCCCTTCGGAGGCTGAAAATCTGTCTGAAAGGCCTCCGCCCGCGTCACCGTCACGACCTTCGGCTCTCGGCGCAGTAAATTGCGGCTCGTCTGCAAACGCCCTGCATGTGCGACCACTTTTTCTTTGGTGAAATACCGCGCCAAGCGATCCGCATCCGCCAGATGCCCGCCATAGAGTTTTATCGCTGCGCTTCCATGCGGCCACGCCGCTTGAACCTTTTCCAGATCCTTGGCATCGAGGGCAGGCAATAAAATATGCCCGTGCGGACGACCTGCTCCCGTCAGATTCTCCAGCACCGAAATATACCGCGCTTCTATCCCTGCTTTTTTATAAATGCTGCGCACCTTCCGCTTGAACTTCTCAAAATCTCGCTGCACCTCATCCGCATCCGGCTTCTCGCGATACGTGCACGTCAGATACCAGTCGCCCGTGCGAAAGTTATCCACAAGAAGGCGGGATAACTTCTCCGCACGCAGACGACAATTCACTGCCGCCTGCGTCTCCTTCGTCACGTTTTGACGTTTTGCCCTTTTCTCCTTGATCTCCGGACGAAGCGGCATGGCACGATATGAATAATACTTCTTTTCGATTCGGAATCTCCCATCCTTCGATTCCCATCTCGACCTTCGATATGCCATGCGCTTCTTCCGCCTCTCTCGGGTGATTTTGTGTCGGTAGTTTAATTCCTTTATCAAGGCGAAAAAGGGGTACTTCCCCCCTTTCTCGTAACCCTTCTATATGTGACCTTTTATCTGCCCTTCATATATATAGAAGGAATCGTATTCTCTTGCGAAAAGTTTCGCTCTCTTGCCGCCCGCATTCAGACGCCCTTACATTGCAAACAACTTCCCCTGCGTCGCGTCCGGCAGAACAAGCATCTTCTCCGTTGCCTGCCGATAGAAATTCTTGTCGATCTCAAATCCATAGCACGTCCGTCCAAGCTCCACACAAGCCCGAAGCGTCGTGCCGCTCCCTGCGACGGGATCGATTACCACGTCGCCCTCGTCCGTAAAAATCCCAATGAGCTGCTTGAGAAGATTCACAGGCTTCTGCGTCGGGTGAATCTTCGGATAGACTTTCGTGCTGTCGCGCTTCCACTCGAAATGATTGAACACCATGCGCTTATTCCCCACCGCATCCACGTTGCGGAACTTCGGCAGCTTGTCGCGAAACAGCACAATCGCCGTCTCCGTCGCTCCGACAATGCGCATGTTCGCCTTGAGTACCTGCGCCGAATAATTCTTGATGAAGTACAGCGGATAAGACTTCATGAATCCGTGCCGCTTCCCATACTCCACGACCAGCGGAATTTGCTGATATGAGCAAAACACGATCATCGCCGGTGCCTGGTTCCGTTCCTTCGGCTCTTTCTTGAGAAGCCTTGAGCAGAAATGAAAGTATTCTGCGATGTTAAAGTTGCTGTCCGTGCGAAAGAATGCCTTCTTCGCAAATTTGCTCTCGCCGTTTGCATTGTCGCCGCCCTTGTACCACATCGGATTCGACCCGTATGCATCCTCTCCGATGTTGTACGGGATGTCCGCGATCACCAGCTGCGCCTTCGACGGGATTCCATACCGCTTGTAGTTTTGAAAATTGTCATGATACAGTTCAACTTTCGCTTTTTGCATCCGCCATCACCTTCCTGCGCATCGCCTCGCGGCCTGCCGCGAGCAGTCGCCGCTCCGCCTGCCGCATTTTCAACCGCCGCATAAACCTGCGGTTTTTCTTGCCGCCATGTTTCATCATTGCACCCCCCATCCCGATCACGCTCCGATAAGCTGCATCTCGTCTTTGCCGCCCGCCGCGTCTTCATGCTCTGCCTTCTCTGCAAAGTCAAGCTGCTGCTGCGCCCGCTCGCCGGCGATGTACTTCCATGCCTCGTCTTCCAGTGTGCCTAAATCCACCAATAAATCTTCGCTTAGGCAAAACGCCGGATCTTCATCTGCTCCCACCTCTTCTGCGCGTGCCGGCGTATTGACGATCAGCGGCGCTCTGCTGAAAGAAAGCTCCTTCTGTGCCGTGATCGTCAAAAAGCGATTGTCCTCGGTATAAGATTCCGTGATGCCGCTGACGATGAACTTCTTGCCGTCTTCCGCTTTCGGAAACTCGCAGATGTCCATGACGTGCCGCACCATGTTTTTTATGGCCAGAAAGAACTCATCGCGTGGATGGTCTTTGCAGGTCAAGGTGTGCTCATCCCAACTCCGTGTTGCATCTCGATAGGTTTCCCAGCCGAAAAAATAAACGCCCTTCTTGACTTTGATCTTCGTGATTCTCCGCTTCATCTTGCACCATCCTCCCTCATGCCTCCACCGGCAAATACTCCACACACACCCAAAGACCGGCGTTCGCTACATACTTTCCCGCAAATCGCCCGACCTCGCCCGTTGCCACATTCACCACCGCACGATCTCCATCCTCATCCGCCCGCTCTGCCATCACATACTGCGGATGAAGCCGCGCACGAAGCCCCGCCTCATCCGCCGCCGAGCAAACGATCCGCCAGCGGCGCATATCCAAAGGCTCCGTCTCGCGAAACCGACAATGATGAAACATCGGCTCATAATACACACAATCCCCGCAATGCTTCATGCACACACTCCCGCGAAACCGACGGCACACCACTCCCGCCATGTGCCGCCGCCCGCAAATCGGACAACGCGGATCCGT